AAATAAAGTTCTAAATTGAAACTTCCTCCTTTGTCCTGTGGAATACTTTTATTTTTCCAAAAACGTACTATGTGCATAATATTCATATCGCATTATATATTTGATCGTAAATAGGTCTAGCTGCTTCTATGCGTTCTTTTATGTCTTGAATGATGTCTTCATCCCTTTTTACAATAAAACGCTTTACACGTGAAATTTCGGGTATATGATCGAACCGTAGTTGGCTGTCTACTATTCGCTGTGCTTCATCTTCTATTTCTGCCATGCTTTTAGATATATTACTACTGCGTTCCATCAACTTATAGGTTAATCTTGTTACTTCATTTTGAATCTGTGCTTCCGTACACGATAAAAGGCAGTAAACTAGTTCAGACTCACTCTTATCGGATAACCACATATAGGTTTGCAATTGGTATAGATAGGATTTATTCTTTAAATCTACATCAAAAAACGGAAAAGTATCTGCACTCCAACTGTTTTTTATGTCCGCTAAGATGCTTTGGTTTACATCTGGCTCACCAATCGCCCAATCATTCACTAATCTTTGTTTAGGTGCTTCAGGATCAATATCCCACCCTAATACTCGCTTGGCTAAATATATCGCATCCTGCTCCAACTCTATACCCTTTTCGGTATATTTAGAAGTAAAATTATGCTCTATACCATACTTGTTAAATAATACTGCCTTCTGTATGCACTTCATTGCAGTTTCTCCCCACATATCGGATTTACTTCTGCCCTGTGTCATTAACTCACCTACTTGTGATGCTCTTACTATCCATTCGTGTTTCATAACTCATCATAATCAATTAACCACTCACTTTCATTGGTAAAGAAATCCTCAGTAATTTCTTCTATAAATCTTTTTTCATTACGTGCATTTATGTTTATAACGTGGCAATAAGGTTCATACAATAAAACCTCCACTATCTCAACATCTATACTCTCTATTATTAAATCTTCTACATCAATGGTCTTTTCATAACCATACACATACTTGTCTAAGCGTGTATTAACTATAGACACATTGAACTCTACAATGCATTCTAGTTCTTCTCCGTTGCGCTCTAAGTACATATTGGCATTGCCACTCTTCAGCGAACGGTACTGTAATTTTAATTGATTTTTCATAACGTTTATTATTGATTGACTCTACAAATATAACACTTTATTAATTACTACAAAATAAAAAATAAAATATTTTTCAGTTAGTAGGTAAAAGAAAGGCCCACTTAAGGGCCTAACTGTAAATCTAAAGATAAATATTAAAAAAGGCTCTGAATATCGACCCGCAAAAGTTTCCATTCAAAGCCTCCCTAAGTCACAAGTTTTGAAACTTGCATTTGTTTTAAAGAAAGCCCCAATTAAGGGGCTAACTGTCAATCTAAACGTATCTTGGAGCAACAAATCTAATCATTCGGATGAATAAATCCTATTAATCTCAAACCTTTTTCTGCTGACCAATTGTATTGTCTTGTTTTTAAAGCTACTTGTATTCCCTCTCTGCCACCTTTAGCATTAGTATTGCCTTCGATAGTTTTAAATGAATCCTCACTAACTTCTACAACAATACCTATGTGTCCTGTCCATTGTGGTTGCCCATTTACTACGGATCGCCACACTACCAAAGAACCCAGTACTGGCTTTACTTCGCCTTTTCTACCTGCTTTCTCATAGTTTAGATAGGTTTTAAATGCCGATGCACTAAACGGCTTAACATCTTCTCCTGCTTCTTTCCATACTAACTCTGCAAAGTATGAACACCAAGCTTGTCCCTTCTGGAATCCAACCTCTTTCATTCTCTTTTCAAAGTCCTTATTTTTAAAACCTGAGTTGTTAGGTAGTTCTTCTTGTCCTACATAACCTTTTGCTATTTCTACTATTTTACTCATCTGTAATTTATTTGTGCAAACCTTCCATTAACTGCTTCAAATGTTGTTTGCAGGTCTTTAGGTAATAAATCTATACCAAAGGCAAACATATCATAACAAGCAAGTATTTTTTTAAACTTAGTATCGTAATGCTCACAGGCAAATATAGCATCTATCCGGTGCTGGAAACTCATAACAACATCGTGTCTAAACTTCTCAAACAATAAGATAACAAAATCAGCATCCTCTTTAGATATACCTCTATTTAACCAATGATTCTTAGTAGCTTTGATATAATCGGAATGCATTGCATACATAGTATCTAACATCATGCTTTTTAACTGATCCATACCTACCAGACTGAAGTCCTTTTCTGCAAACTTCTCAAAGTGTTCATCACATATTTCACACTTGTACTTTACGAAGTCTTGACACATAGCAGTTTTTGTTGCATCGAAGTTTCCATGTGTGTAGAACTTTAAAAAGTACACTTCCTGCTTTACTCGTTGCAAGGTGTTAAATATATCATGTGATTTTAAATCTTTAATCTCTGCCCTCTGTTTGTTTCCTATTCTGCTCTTTATATATAGATTGATGTTCTTACCGAAAAAGTAAAACACAGCTATAATAATAAACAGTATAAACAGCAATAGAGGTGGTAATCCTGACTCAGTTATAAAGCTGAATATTTCCATTAGATATTAGTTTCTTGTTTCTCTACAAAGTTATTTACTAAACACCATTCATATAAATCTCTTGGTGACATACGATAGTTTTCTTTAGCACCCCATACCCAAGCAACAAACTCTGAACAATACATACGTTGTCCTTCGTCTTTTTTCTTCTTCCAACTTCCTGTTAAAAGTTCTATCGGTTGCTTAACTATCAATCCCTCGAAATCATATGCAGTATGCCCTACTTTAGAAAGTGCCTTAATTGCTAGTTCTTTTTCGTTATAATCGTTTATTTGACGATGAACTATATAATCATATTGGTACTTATCTTTCCATTCCTTAAACGGTCTTAAATTAACTCCATCTTTTTGAGCATCTATTATATAAGGTTGTCCCCAACACTCCACGAAAAGCGCAGAGTGCGAGAACTGAGACCTTGTGAATGCCTTTATAAGTTTAGGAATTAATCTCTTTCCAGAGCAATGTAGTATGTCTCCTGTCTTAAGCATTTGCGTAGTTATCTAATACGAATGCAGGTGCAAGTACATTTTGAATGTGCGCCCATGCTGCCTTTAATGGTTCTGCTTGGTTTGCCATAACGGAGTTAGGCACTTCAAAACTAGCCAAATCACTTAAAACTTTACCTTGTGCTTTGATGCCTTGAATCTCAGTTACTACCATGCATGATTGAACAAGTGAACCATCCGCTTGTATCGTTGCAGTTCCTACTGCTTGTACTTCTTTTAGTTGAAAATTTGCCATTTTATTTTTTTATTATGCGTAAATTACTTCTGTTGTTTCTATTACCGCAGTCCATTGGATGTTGGTTGCTGCTGCACCTGTTACTTGTATTTGTAAACCTCCGTTAGTTGTGTCTGCTGCAAGTGTAGGAGTTCCAAATGTAGGTGTATTATCAACTACGTTTACATTAGATACTATCAAAGTAGTAGCTGCTGCGTTAGCACCTCTTACAATAAGACCGTCAACATCCCATGCAGATGTATTAGTTGAACCTGACTGCTTTCCAATTATAGTTCCTTTGAATCTATATGCAGATTGATTGGATAGGATTACTTGATTATCTGATCCAGCTGTGCCGCCACCTACACCAGCTCCTGTTATTAAAGTTTTGGCTGTATTATTTGTTGTTCTTTCACCTAATATAAATGTAGATTTTTGACAATCTCCAGATGTACCAATTTGACGACCAGAATAACTCAATCTACCCCATACACCAAATACATGAGAACTAACACCAGTAGCAAAAGAATTATTAGCATTTGCAGTACATGAGTGTCCTATGGCTGTTGATTGTGGAGCCGAAGCAGTCAAAAGCCTGCCAAGTGTATGTGAATAAGTGCCGCTAGATAGAGAAAAATTGCCTAATGCTAATGATTCCTGCCCTGAAGCTGTGCAATAAGCACCCAATACAAGTGATTGAAAATTAGACGATGTGCTACTTCTACCTAACGCTAATGATTCTTGACCTGAAGCTGTGCAAGATGTACCAATAGTTACAGAATTACTTCCTGTAGCCGCGCAAGATGTACCAATAGTTACAGAATTACTTCCTGCAGCTCTATTATTTTGACCAGCAACAAAAGAGTTATTTCCTGAAGCAACTTGATCATTTGCATTTCTTGACGTCTGCAAATCAACCGCATTTGTACCTCTTTTATTTCCTCCTGTCGCAGTATTATCAGGAATATCCAACATAAATGCACCACTACCTTTTGGTACAATAGCCACATCAACATTCGTGGTACTTCCTGCTGCTGTTAAACTATCTACATATACCGTGTTATTAGGTGAAGTAGTTGCTTCTGCTTCTGTGAAGTTTGTCAATCCACCTGCAGGAACTACCGCCCACGTTGCATCGCCTCTTAAGAACTTTGTTGTGTCGTTTGGTGCTTTAGGTGCAAAACCATGTTTAGACGTACTTACATCGTTTGTAGTGATGTCTGTAGTTGTCATATTAGCATCTGTTACCAATGCTTTAATATTCGCCCCTGTAACACTCTTAGAAGTGTATGTACCACCTCCTGCACTTTCAGATATTGCGACAATGTCCGTGTCTGCAATGGTAGCACCTTTTGCGGTTAATTCGCTAAACTTTTTTTCTGCCATTTTTTATTATTTATCGTTCGTCAATTGTATCTCCCCACCATGTGGTATCGTAAACTTCTCCCCATCCTGCAAGGTCAACACTTGCACTTTGAGTGATTAGAAAATCATCACTTTCTGTTTCTAATAAAAAAGCTGATGACTCGTCTTTGAAGTTATCGCCTTCTTCATTAGCTTTCCCATAACCTATAAGGTTACTTACTGCTGCTCCCCATCCAATGCTATTTGCCATCTTTAACTGTGCTTAAGAAGATTTGCAACTTAATTATATTCTCTTGTTTAGGTTTGTACGCCATATCTATATAAACCAACCAATGTTATTATTGTTACTATCTGGAAATACATCCCCTGCACCATTTGAGTTGTACTCAGGGAAATCTATACTATTATTTCCTAAGAAATCAAGCAGTCTTTCCGTATATTGTTGTGCTAAGATTCTTTCTTTAGATATAAGGCTGTCAATCTCTTCTTTGGTAGCTGTGTCCGAGTTTTCGGAGTTATGCTTGTAAACGCCTTTATTTGATATTGTATAAGCTGTATTAGGTAAAAGTTCAACCATTGCATAATGAATCAAACACGGCTTAACGTAGTCCACTAATAAAGTCTTATAATCAGCATTGCCGACATCGTCAACATCACCATCTACAATTAATTGCTTTAGCTTGTTGAAAAGCTGTGTACCTAAGTAGTTTTGAATATGAATGTCTTGCGCTATTTTGATGCAAAACATGAACTTATCAGGGTCTAAATTTCCGTTTAGCGCTGTGAATTTTACTAAGTCGTTACGTGTTATGAGTAGTGCTTCCATGTTTATTTTTTGTAATCTGGATGATGTCCGTTGTTAGGCATGTCTATCGGAGCAATTTTACTTTCTTTATTACCTCTTGGTCTTGGTGCATATGACTTCGGAATTGAATCAACCTCTTCTGATGAACTCAACGCTTTATCATCTACATATTTACCATCTTTTTTCTTTAGCTTATAAAGAACCTCAGACCAAACATGGGAACAGTTGACCCCCCCCTTAAATTTAAACAAATCGTATGATTGGCCTAAGTGTCCTAATTCTTTATTTACGCCTGCTCTGCTCGCTTTATCAATATCTTCAAGTCTATAAACTACCCCTGAATTTGTACGTGACATCATTGCCTTACAGAACTTTCTTGAATTAGGCTTGCTATATCTTTCCGAGTATTGATAACGAACCTTATATACACCTTTGTCTAAATTTGATTCTCTGCTTGGTGCTGACTTAATTACATCGGCTAACTTTTGAAGTATGTTTTTCTTAGAGTTTATTACTTTATTTGCCCATTCTTCAGTTGAATTATTGTCTGCTTTTACTTCACGCTTACCGATAACTTCCCACTCTTCACCTACAACTTCACCTTCTAAGTCGTTAAGCATTACATCAAGTTCTTCATCACTTATATCAGATGAAAGTTGCACTCCAGTTTCTTCAATTACTTGTTCTTCTGTTTGTGCATTTTCAAGGTCTGTAAACTCTAAAGGTTGTAATGTTTTGAAGAATAGGTTTAAACTAATTCCGTTGTACGCTAAAATCTTGTCAAACGCATCAATCAAAATCTCTTGAATTGGCTTAATAACCATGTTGTCAAAAAGAATCGAACTATTTTTAAGCTCATCAGCGTTTGAACTAAAGCCATTTGTTGAAGCAATACCAAATAATAACGGAGATGTAACGTTGTGCGCTAACATTAGCTTTCTCATACACTCATCACTCAAATACTGATATTGCTCAGCGGCATCGTTTAAAGGAATATCATCTACAGTTGTTTTCTCTGTTTCATTGTTGTTAAACGCAACGATAACTTTTTGACCACGTGATCCTGTTAGCTTCCCTAATACCTTTGAACTGATTATTTGTTGTTGTTCTTCGGAAGGGATGCCCCCATTAAAGTTTACCACTTTAGTTCCAGAGAAACCATTTTGAACCTCATTGCACAAATAATCTGCAATCTCCTCTTCTAGTGTTGCGTAAGGTAACGCCCCTAAATAATCAGGATATGCATAATACTTCATACCTACGCTATAAGGCATGATATAAATTATTTCTATCTGTTCTTGTGAGTAACCAAATGCAGGGATTCGTTTAGGTGCATACTTTTTTACATCACTCCAATTGTCCGAGTAGTAATAGCCTTCAATCTCGCCGTCTTTATTGCACTTTTCCGCACGTATTAGATTAACTGGGATATGATATACCTTCTGTATTTTTTTACGGTCTTTAGTGTAGTGTATTTGCATGGCAGCATTACCTAACATCTTGAAGTCCTTTACTACTTTTCGTATATCTTCCTTGTTGAGCATTGCCATCATTTGAGCATACTCATTAGGCTTACGCGATGCATCTGTAGCACTTAACCCTTTTCCATAAACTAACCTCGAAATGTTGTTTATAATAGCGTTATTCGTTGGGCTGTTCGTGTATCGGTCTATTAAAAAACTGAAATAGTCATTACCTTCGCCATACTCTACCCATTCATCACGTTTAGACTCCTGAATAGTTGGCGTTTCATAGGCTGCCAAGTTTAAAATGTGTACGTTACTCATATAATATGAAATCGTTGTTACTTGAATAATTTGTATACTGTCCGCTATTTACGGAGTAGGTAGGTATAGATTGATTAGTGCAAAAAATCTTGTCCTTAAATAAATCGACTGTGCCGTCTTTAATTACTAAAGAGTAGAATCTATTTTGCACAAGCGTAAAGATCGCTGTAATCGTATCATAATAGTCACCCTGTGTACTTGTAAAGGTTGTTATAGTCTGTACATCTCCTGTCTGCTCATCTGTAATGACAAGCGTATCATATCCACCTGCTCGCGGAATGAAATTAATCGTCTGGTTAGATGCACTTTCTTGAAGTATAATCATAACCTATAAACTAAAGGGAGGTATTTTTGTTTCAAAACAAAAGGAGGCATGCACCTCCTTCTCTTACCTAAGTGGAAAAATCTAAAGTGTCGCGTATAAATGTAATAAAAAAAGGGAGTTGTTACACTCCCCTTCTCGATAATTTATTTACTTACTATGAAGTTACTATAGTAGCAGAACTAAACACAGTAGCTAGGCCTGCATCCGTAGAGCAGTTCAAAAAGTTTGCAGCGATGTTCTCTTGAGCAGTAAATGTCAATCCGTAACCACTCATGTCCCCAAGCTGCGTACCACTTGAAATAGTACCTGCAGTTAAATCTGCACCTCTTTCTAATCCCATTAAGAAATATTGGTTAGAACGTGTCTTTACCACGATGTGAGGTCTTCCATAAGAAAGAAGTTTTACTGTCTTGTGAGTAGCAGCATCCTGCTTTTTCAATTGGATAGTCAATACTTGCTCAACAAATGTAGTTCCGTTTTCTCTAGAAGAGTTAATAGTTTGCTCAAAAGAGTTCGCACCTTTCAATTCATACTTGTAAAGTGATGATACACTATTGATGTCATTGATTTGATCCGTATTAGTTACATCATAAGTGATGTCCGTTTCTGGGTTGTAGTCCCCATAGTTGATGAAGAAAATTGCATCTAAACCAGATACTGAATCTTTACATTGCTCTAATCTTCCGTTTGCTATATCACAGCTCATGTCTTAAAATTTTAAATTATTTATAAAAAAAGGTGGTGTTTATTGCACCACCCTTTCGTTAGTTAGTATAGTTATTAGTTAGCAGAGTTCGTGATTCCGTACACTACACAATCCTCAGCGAAACCATATTTAGCATCTGCTGTAAAGCGCATGATTACACGTACATTTTGTGAACCATCCAAATCAGCCATGTCTAATACTTTAACTTCATTCATGTCATTTAATAGACCTGTAGCGAAATGTAAGTTAGAAGTTGGAGTTGCCCATGCAGTGTTAGCAGCAAGACCGTTAGCCATGAATACAGGCACACCATCAAACATCAATTCACCCAATGCTTGGTTAGTTCCTTTGTTATCGTATCCGTTAGCACCTAAACCTGATGCACCAAATCCACCCAATGCACGTACATACGCTTTGTAGATGTTTTGAGAAACATAAAGTTTCAAGTCAGGCTGTCCGTATAAACGTGCAGGGATAGCATCTACTAATTTTCCTAACTCAGTAATAACGTTAGCAGCAGTTACTGTAGTTCCTGCAACCTCTTGTGCAGCAGGTAAAGCAGCATCAGCAGCGATTTGTGTAGATAAACCTGCGAATTGACCAGCAGTTGCGTTAACACCTGTCCAAATAGTTGATTCCATTGCAGAAGCAACTTTCTCAGCTACGTGTGCGATCAAGAAATCAGAGAAAGATTTTGGCATTACATCGAATGCACCGAATCCCATCTCAGAAGCTTGCCATGTTGAATGAAAATCTTTTCGGCACAATTGCAGGTTAACTTGAAATTCTTCAGGGTTTAAGACCTTCTCAGTTAAAGTAACAGTTGAAGTAGCATCGAAGTCACATGTAGCGTTTTTGATGATGTCATCAGTTGCTACTTTTTGGATAACTTGCTTGTACTTTACGTTAGGATGGATAGTAAGACCTCCCTTTTCTAAAGTTGGTGCAGACAATAAAGCTGCAGCAATGTACTTACCTGCGAACTCGCCAGCGTAAGTAGTTGTGATTGAAGTTGTTGTTGCCATTTTATTAATTTAAAATATTGATTACTTATTTAATTTTTCTAAGATTGCATCCATAGTAGAACGTGGTCTTTTAGAAGCATATTTAAACCCTTCTACTTCGTTAATTCTTTCTGGATTAAAAGTGATAGGTTTTACTTCTTCAAGTTCAACCTCTGTTGTAGTCGTTGCAGTTGTTTCTTCAGTAGTTTCAGCAGCAACTTCTTCAGGATTAGTTGCGCTAAGCGTTTCCAATTTGGATTTAAGTTCTTCATTCTCTGCTTTAAGTTTTTCCATTTCAGCGAAGAAAGTTTCTTTAATAATAGATTCTACAGTTTTTTTAGGTGTAGATACTTCTGCTTCAGCTTCTACTTCTACTTCAACTTGTGGTTCAGCTTCTACTTCTGGCATTTCTTCTTTAACCTCTGCTTCTTTAACCTCTGCAATGATTCCTTCTTGTTGTACTACTAGAATCTTTCCATCCTCTAGTTCGTACTCACCTACAGGCAAAGCAATTTTTTGATCATCAGCCAAAACAAATACTTCTGCTCCTGCTTCAAACATTTCTGCTTCCAATACCGTTACTCCATCGGATAGCTTCATAGTAGATAATTTTACTTCCATTCCTAGA